TTTCAGGGAGGTATTCAATTAACCCTCTTAAGGAGGACTAATATGCTGGTTTCAGAGCGTGCACTCTATAAGGCACTGAAGACCTTCCAGACAATCGATGTAATCGATGCCTTGAAGGAGATCCATAAGCTGACTATAGATTACAGGAAATCAGGTCGTGAATTTCAAGACTCCTTTTTCAAGGACTTGTATCAGACCGATCCGAATCTAATGCAGCAGGAACTCTACAAGAGACGAATTAATCGCCTCCATGCAGTCTTCAGAATGCTAATAGGTGAGGCTCCGTATTACCAGACATTAATTAGATCCCTTATGGAATCTATTAATGGGACCCCTCTGAGTGAATCGTGGTCTAATAACCAAGATTAATAACCCAGTGGCCAACCTATTCCATTGTTGGGCACGTCGCCCTTCATGAACTGCATGGAATCTCTTCAAAAGGAGACCACATGTCTACCACCTTATATGGTGATAGGTTTCATGAGGGACTAATGCACCGACTTTCAGTGATAGATGTTCCCTATCCCATACGTGTTGGCCTAGCCAATGACGTTATGAGATGGGTAGGTTGTTCTGGTGCTGAGTGGACTATTAAAAGACTGAAAGGTCTTAAAGTAGATCTCCTCAGGTTTCGATCTGGACTGCCACCACTCTCTCCTGTTCGTAAGAACAGAAAAGGGCAAATAGCAGGACACATCGGGTCGTTGTTCCGATTTAGTCTTAAGGACGAGCGCTGCTTTGGTAAAGCTGTGCAAGCTCTTATGATTTATTCTACGTTTAAGTTTGAGTCTTTGACTCAATCTCAGGCGCAGAAATTCGTAACCGCGATCTCTAGCGAGCCACCTAGGCTTTCTAGATATGCACTTATTGATCTTGGCAGATCAATAAGTCAGAACTTCCCACGTATTTCGATTGATCGGACTAAAGAGCTTTCACTCTTAGTCTACCGAGGATCTCCCTCAAAGTTCAAACCACGTTTGAACTATACTACTTGGTCCCTTTCGGGTCTAAGAGGTATTTCGAGGAAACAGAATGAAGATGTACTCAGCAATGCTGAGTATTTTCTTAATCCTGCTCACATTCCTTTGTACTTTGAATATGAGAATTTGTATTCTCCTATTCTTAAAGGTATAAAGGGTGTGACGGACAAGATCACAGTAATGGGATCTTGGTACCGTAGAGAAACCCGGGAATTTATAGAGGGTGGAGAAATCCACTTTCTACAAGAACAGGGCGGTAAGCTACGTTCTGTAGCTTCCCCTCATCTTGTTCACCAACTGGCCTTGAAGCCTCTTGGTGATTCTATCTATAAATTCGTCCAATCCCTTCCTTGGGATTGTACTTTCGATCAAGCGAAACCATTTGCTGTACTCCAACAGCATCTCCTCCAGG